ATGGCCTTTTATACGGTTGAGAAAAGGATGCGTTCGGATGGCACACCTCGCTACAGATGCACCGTGGGCGTAAAGCATGCGGGTAAATACGTCTATCGTGAAAACAAGACATTCGGCAAGTTATCACTGGCCAAGGCGTGGGGTATGGGTAGAGTTGCGCACATAGACGCTAATGGCACACCTAACGATGAACGATCAACAAATATCACCCTCGCGCACCTGATCCAGAAATATACTAACCACCCCAACATAAAGTATGGTCGTTCTAAAGCTGACGTCCTCAGGCTGCTGGCCCGATCAGAAATTGCCACTCGACCAATCACCGCGCTATCATCGTCAGTATTGATCGAGCACTGTGAACAACGCAGAGGTAATGGCGCGGGCCCGGCAACGGTTGCGCAGGACTTGGCATATATTGGATCTGTCCTGAAGGCGGCTAAACCAATATTTGATATCGACGTTGACTTGCAGGCATACGAGTTAGCTAGAATGAACCTTTCCCAGATGCGTGTGATAGGCCCATCACAAAAGAGAAGTCGCCGGCCCACTCGCACCGAAACTGAACTTATTCTATCAGGCCTTAAAGAGAAGGAATCCGGGTCCTACAATAAAACCCCTTTCTCAGAAATATTTCTTTTTTCGATATTAACTTGTATGCGTATCGGTGAAGTTTGCAAGATTACATGGACCGATGTTGACGAAAAGCAAAAATCTGTTTTGGTAAGGGACAGGAAAGATCCGCGCAAGAAAATAGGTAATCACATGTCCGTTCCGTTGCTTGGTGAAGCATGGGATATCCTTAATCGCCAGGCCAGAATCGATGACAGGGTGTTCCCGTTCAATAGCCGAAGCATCACCCAAACTTATAGACAGGTCAGAGACATGCTAGGTATAGAGGATCTTCGATACCATGACCTACGCCGTGAGGGAGCTAGTCGCCTTTTTGAGGCAGGTTTCTCGATTGAAGAGGTTGCCCAGGTCACTGGTCATCGATCGCTGAACATTCTTTGGCAGGTATACACCGAACTTTATCCAAAGTCGCTGCATGAAAAATTCGACCAGCTGCAAAAATCCAAATTGAACGGATAATGACTGAGCAGTACAAAAAGCCGGGATCCTTCCCGGCCATCCCAGCCATCAACCCTAAATCACCGGCACATCATCAAACTCGCACGAACGCATATCGTTGGCAGCCCAGGTGACCACACCGAATACCTGTATCCCCTCGCCGTCTTCTTCGTTACCTAACATCGTTTCCATGCCCGATCCGTCCACGTACTCCAGTGCTCGATATGGATACAGCCGAAGCCGGCGCAGAACATGCTCGCCACCGACGTCAACAATGATAATGCTGCCATGCACCGGAGTTACGGACGAGTCGATGACGAGCAGCGCCCCATCATGGATCCCCACCGCCATAGCTTGGCCAGATGCCCGCATGAAATACGTCGCATGTGGCCGCATTATGCAGATCTCGTCCAAGCTCAAACGCTTCTCGACGTAGTCAGCTGCCGGGCTTGCAAATTTTGATGGCATAGTGTTTTACCTCACAACAAATACTGTTTATGCATACAGTATAAGCGTAAGTTTTTGGCGGGGGAAAGTTCGGAGATCTATCGAAAAGGTAGGATATTGATCGGTAAAGAAAGATAGTTTTTGGAGAATTGCCGGGGTCCATCCCGGCCATGCTTATGCGCGGTTTGAAATTAAAATCGCGTCGTTTTCTGTTGCCTGGTTCAAACAACGAGCACTCGCAAACGTACCGTTACAGACGTTAAGATTACCCGCCTGGGCAAGGTAGGTCGTGCCGATCCAAAGGTAGTTCGATGTCCCACTCAGGTCAGCCAGTGTTCCTGTCGGGGATACGCCCGCTTGCACAACCCGGCCACCTTCGTACCCCATTACTTCGCCAGTCAACGCATTAAACAGCCCGGCGGATGACACAAAATCAGCGTAAGGCGATTGAGTCGCAGCAACATAACTTCCTGAGGTTGGTGGAACTACATTCGTTGCGACGTACTTCCACGGATTTGAAATAGTTGTCGTCTTCCGGCATTCAAAGAAAGCAGACGTTGAAGAGGCCACGCCCCACGCCATTGAGATCCCCGCATTATCAGCAAGGTCTACGTCCCTCATCCGGGCACTGAGCAACCATTTTTTATTGGATGCGGCTTGCAGTTTTAATACCGTTTCCGAACGCAGATAATAGCCGCCATTTGACAGCAGTATGCGCACACCGCGCTGAGCACCCGTTTCATCAAGCTTGATTGTCGGTGCCGGGTTAGCACTGCCGGCGGCCAGCACTGCAATAAAATCAGGCCCCACAAGAGAATAGACTTTCTGTACATTTCCCTGCGCATCGACCTTAACCCCGCCGTTGACATACGGCCATGCTGAGATGCGGTCATAAAAACCACTGTTAACGATAAATGTAAATTCAGATAGCGTGGCGGGCTCGTCCTTTACAACGCCGCCGTCAGCAATAACGCGGGCTTTGTGCGTTGCAAAGAGTTTCGCCGGGTCAAGAATGTACGCTGACATGTCGATACCTGGTAACGCCCCAGGCTGGTTATCTTTATTTGATACTGAAACAAAAGCCATTCGGTGGTACTCCTTAAACAGGCATGCGAGCCAGCACAGACCAGTTCCACATATGCTGGGCTGAGTATTTGCTCATTAACGGGGATGTGTCGCGGATATTCACTAACGGGAAAATCCAGTTGTCATACGGTGGCGGGAAGCCGCCAGTATCGGTGGCATTAAAGCCAAGCCGGATAAAGTCGCCGGCAGTAGGCGCGTGATTCAGGCCCCATTCAAACGTGAAATCATCAACCTGCTCGAAGTGATTTACCGTTGCAGTTCCATTCTCAAAATCTAAACCACCGAACGGCGCAGCACCGAGCGTCTCGTTATCAATAGTCAAAGGGTAACCCAATGGGGTTGTCTCAAACTCACCACGCAGGATGTTGCCGATAACTGTGAATTTTTTGGGTTGAACAGGGTTCCACTTGCGGCGCGTCGTGTTATTTGGATCAAACAGCGTCCAGTAAATAGCTTGCCCAACATGTTCATCTAACCATGAGTAGCCGCGTTGCAGCAGATGCTGTTGATCAAGCGGGTATAACCGGTTCATTGGATATTTTGGCGTTGATAAAACGACGTCAGCACGGTCGAGTGACAACTGCCATTGGTCTTGTGCAATGATATCGCCATAAATGATATCGCCACTACCTGGACTTACAGTACGTACCCGCGAACCAAGCTGATCAATAAATATGATCGGCTTCTGAGACTGTCCGGTAGCGGCCTGAATGCCGCTTTGAAGGTCATTTGTCCATTCATTCGCATCACCGTAATATTGCCCAATAGCGGTAACTCTCGCGCTATCGGCTTCCCCATGTGAAATGATTTCCACAGGGATTACGGGTTTTTTCCCCATCCCCAATACCTGGCGAGCAAACTCTTTCGCTGCCGTCATTCCCGCTTCAAATGTTGGTGTGCCCTTTTTTAACTCACTGTAAAACGCGCCCCCTTTTGCATGTGTTCTTGTCGCGAATATTGGCATAGCTATGTTGTTGTCACGGCATGTTCTGAGGATGTGCTGTACCGCCCCTGGACCACGAGCCTGAACAGGGGAATCTAAATCTGTCATTGCACCCAGCTTTGCCGGATCGAGGTTCTCACCGTTGACTAGCCCCCTATCTTGGCCTTCACCTGAAAACATCAGTGCGGAACCATCCAGAGTGGCATCATGCGTTACGATGCTTTGCCCAGCCTGCGTAGCCGCAAGAGATTGGCCGGTTACGAGAATGAGATACACATAGGCAGTATCCGGGTCTAACTCTCTCGTCTTGTAGGCCCCTTGTGGAGGCGTCTTTGAAATAACACCGGCGTATACCTGGCCGTTTTTACGGTAAGTAAAAACAATGCCGCTATCCGATATCGGGGTTGCACCGACTACCGTCGATGTATTCCATATTGGGGCAGCATCAAGGGCGCCAGCAAAGAGAGCCAACTTACCGTTAAAGGGTCGCACCAAAGCAGGCACACCGTTTTCCAGATCGTTAACAGCACTTTTCATGCCTGCGAGCCGTAAACGGAAATCGCCGCCGACTACGCCCCAGCAATTCGTCAGTGTTTCATCTGTCGCGCCTACCCAGATCAGATCTCGAATTTTTGCACTGAGCTGCGCGTTACCGAGCGCACGCAACCGATCTTGAATCGCATCAGGCATACCCGCGAGCCAGAATTTCAGCATCGTATCTATGCCAGCACCTACCACATCATCCTGTGTCTTAAAGATGTGGTGCCACCCTCTGATGCTGTTGGCTGTGAATTTATCCCCAATAAACGCTAGCCGTTCCTGTAGCTTGTCGCGCATGCCAGCGAACTGTGCATAATTTTGCTTATCGATTGTCAGCAGGCCTAAGCGATCTTGTGACAAAAACGCATAATGCAAATCTGGGTAAGCAGCGGCCAGCTCCGGTGGCAGCATGCCCGTTAACAATTCAGTCTGTGCGGCGAAAGCTTCAACAAACTCTGAGCTAACAAGCCGCTCCCCGGTTGGTGTCGCAACACCATCCACATTTTTATATTTTTCGGTCCAAAAGCGTGAGGATGATGACCAGACAGTGAAATATGTTCGCGTTTCAGTTCCATTATCAATGGCGCGTTGTGCTGCGGGCGCATCATCGTAAGGGTCAACTCCAGACTGGGCAACTTCGGAGGATGCTTTGGCATCACTTGCGTACCCCTTCGCAAGATCTGCATACAGTGCAGCAGCAGCACGCATATCATCAACCATCGCCACAATCGCTGGCGTCAGCTCTTCCTGCCCAGGGCTGGTCAGAAAATCGTTAAGCGTCCCCGGCTTTGAATCGCTATATACCGTTATTTGCCCTACCTTTTCGAACGGCCTACCATAAGCCTCAATCATTACGTTATGCGTGCCAACCTCTACCGACAGTGAATAGCTACCATCTGCGCCGGTAGTGGAACTGGACGGCGCCAGGTGAACTACTGCCGATGACGTTTTGACCGCTGTCAGCATGATGGTTACACCGGGGCGCGGATCGCCATTCGGGCCGATGAGTTTACCGCTGATTAAAACAGCCATATTTTCTCCAGTAAAAAACCCGCCGAAGCGGGTTGTTATTTAAATGCTATTTCTGTTAGGGGTATTCCACAGAGAAGCCACTATTTTGAGGTGTAGCCCAGACCATAACCGTATACTGCGTGGACTCTCCCGCTCCCTGATTTAGTGCGCCAGCATGCACATTAATATCAAGCCCTTCACCTGTGGCTGCGTCTCTGGAAAAATTAAACATTGTCGTATAAGCATAACTACTTGCAGAATCTCCGTTCCTTGCGATATATAACCCATCAACGGCAGAGCTTTCATTACCATTGAAGTAAACTTTTGTTTTCTGCTGGCGATTCATTACGGCCATGACATAACCATAAATTCTCATAGGCATTAGCGGATTGCCTTCATAGCGAATTATTCTCTGACTGTTAGTATTTGCAAGTGTGAAACTGAACGTATTTCCCTGTACAAGATTGCCCTCAATATTTGCCGCTGACAATTTTCCGTCAATAACGCAAGTATCAAGAATATGGCAGTTCCCTATTGTACCGTTATTAAAATTCCCCGCATCCGCATACACCGAACCACGCACTGTTACTTGCTGGAACTGCGCATTACCATTTTTATTGATGGCCCATCCACGCTGACCATCAATATAATTTGACGATTGTATTTGCTGGGCAATTTTGGCGCTATCAATCGTCGCATCCTTGATGAATGCGTGATTCATAAACACCTGTCCATCCTCAATAGCAAACGGAACAGAAACTTCAGAACCCTGCCCATCGACAGTATTCAGCACGGCGAATCGGTCAGCGAGAATCAATACCTGTGATTGCATGCCCTCCGGTGTGTTTTCAACGCCAACGCCGATCCCGGCAGTGTACAACTTACCGTCCACGGTCTGACCTACTTTGACAGACCACATGTCCTTCAATTTGCTTGCATCTTCTACCGGTCCCAGCAGCTCCTGTCCCAGCTCCGTTCCGGTGATTTTACCTTTCAGATAGCCCAGCACCTCGCTGGCGTCGTCACTCGACGTACCCTGCACCCAGCCCGTCCACGGGCCAGTATTCCCGAGCTTATCCACCAGACGCGCCTGGAACCAGAAGTTAACGCCGGCGGCCAGCCCTGTCATCGTATGGCTGCGCTGCGGATAGGCGTAATCACCCAAGTGCATTTTGTTGCTGCCATCTGAGTTCGGGCTATACCAGATTTCAGTCCGCTGCGTATCCTCGGCGCCGAGCGGGAATTCCCAGTTCAACACGATGCCGAATACCTGCCCGATCGTTGTGAAGCTGGCCAGCGCCGGCGGTTCGCCCAATTTGCCGGTTAGAATCATTTCTGGCGCGTTCGCCCACACGCTGGAAATTTCTGCCGGATTAATGGCACGCACGCGAGCCTGATAGCGGCCAGCATAAATACCGGAGACCTCAAAGCCGAGTGTTGACGTACGCGGCGCCGGTATCCAGTTGCCATTGTCCCTGCGCCACTCGGCCTCGTAGGCAATCGCACTTTCAGCCCTATCCCACGTAACCCGCAACGTCGCTACGGCCAGCCCTTGAATAATGGCTGACGACTCACCGATCTGTACATTTGTCGGCGGCGGCTGCACGCCTGGTGGAATGACGCTGATCGGCGGGTCTTCAATCCGCGCGCCAGTGTCGATTTTTGGGTACTTATTCGGGTCATGCTCGACGGCAGTAATATCGAATGAAACCCCATCATCGCCTTCCTTGATACCTGTCACGCGGAACTGCTGTAGCGCGAGGTCTGAAGCATCAACCGCCCACACCGCCTCGGCAACCGGCATCTCAGAATACGCCGTCGTGACCGTAACGGTTTTACCCGATACCGCTGCAATGGTTCGCCCCTCCGCTTTCCCGCTTGGCAGGTTCAAAATCAAACGTTCGCCAGCTGCTGCTGAGGAAACGCGATCAAGGGTGATATTGCGGCCATCCACGGAACTGATACGGCCACCGAGCGGACGACCGGCCAACATTTCATCGGCTATTGCGATGATCCAGCCAGGGAGCGGCACCTTGCCATCCAGGCCCACAGTAAATGACACCAGGCGATCCTTGTCGTTGGTATGAAGCAGCCATTTCCCACGACGAATACCCTCAGACTTTCGAGTACACCCAATAGCTGTCTGGTCGGCCTGCTTGATACCATAGCGCCGTATCAGTGGCTGCTCTGCGACTGGTTCTATAGCGTCTTGATAGCCGTTTGCCGGGTCGCTCCAGCTAACCATGCAAGTGCTGTAATGCGTTTTTTCGCTGGCGCTTGAATAGGTAAATTTGCCATCTTTAACGTTGGCGCGGGTGAAAATGTATTTAATATCGGCGGGCATGTCGGCCAGGACATTCATGCCGTTGTTTGCCCAGAACGTAGAGCCGCGATAAATCGACGCTATATCACGTAACACGTTCCAGGCATCCTCTTGCGACTGGATGTAAACATCGCACAGAAAACGCGGTTCTTTTCCGTCACCACCGCGGCCATCCGGCACCAGTTGATCGCAATATTGCCCGATCTGATACAAGTCCCATTTTGTCAGCGCGAGGTTTTCCGCCTTCACCCGGGTTCCGATCGAGAACCGGTCATTTATCATCAGGTCATACGTTATCCAGGCGGGATTATTCGTCCAGGCTGTCTTAAACGTGCCGTCCCATGTGCCGGTATATTCCCTTGTTTCGGGGTTGTAATTCGAAGGCACCCGGATGATTCGCCCTTTTGGCTCACAGGATACCTGAGGAATATTGGGGAACTGTTTTGCGTCAAACTGAATAAATAACAATGCCGTTTCGGGATAGCGCAGCTTGGCATCTATCGTCTCTGTAATGGCCTCAATAACCATCTTATCGGCAATACGGTTACTGGTGCTGTTCGGCGTCAAACGACGAGCGCGAACCTGCCAGCCAGTTAAAGCCGGGGGTAAATCGATACGGTGACTACGTTCATATTTTGTTGTTGTTTTACCATCGACTGCTGTATGTAAGACCTCTTGATATGCCCCCCCGTCAGTAGCAACGTCAATCGCATATTCAATGCGATACCCCACAACGTCCCCATTATCCTGCTGTTGTTGTAGTTGCGCCCAAGAATCCCGCAAACGCACAGCGGAAAGTTGAGTATTGGTCACCGATCGAACCCAGTCACGATCGCTCGTCAGTTCGGTACTGACTGTAATTTCGTTTTCAACATCAGGCATGCCGGGAATGTAGTCTTGATACGGTGTGCCTGGGCGAAATTCCCACTTCACGCCAGGGAAGTTTTCAGTACCATCTGCTGACATCAGCGGAGTGCCATCGAGAAAAATCCGGGTACCATCGAGATCGCCAGCAAACTCCCCTTCACCCAGCGCAAGAAGTATTTTTGCGTAAGAGGTGGACTGTAAGGAATCGGGTGATTCTGTTGGGGTGCTGGGGCTACTGCTTCCGCCTTTCCGGCCTTCAATAACGTGCATACCTTTCTCCAGGCATAAAAAAACCCCGCCTAAGCGAGGTATTTTTTAATTTTAACTTTTTTAAATATTATTAGTTTCTATTTTTGTAGTTTCCTCAGGCAAGTACCTTATTGTAACTTTGGTAACTACTTTTTCTATATAAAAATGTGATAATTCAATGGTTGTCCCTTTTGGATTCCAAATTGATTTAACACCTTCATCCCTATACTTTGGAGTTCCATACTTTTGTGTTAAAAGAGACTCCGCACTTTTAAAATTATCCTCATTGATAAGATGGTTCTTTTCTTCTTTTGCAGAAACATTAACCTGAACCAATTTATCCGAACCATCAAATAGATAATTCACTTCGTAAGAACTTGAACCAATCTCAACACTATCTATAGCGACCAGCCCAAGCTTTCCCTTATATTTTATTGGATTTTCAAGCAAATGAGCTTTTCCACTTTCTGCCATCACAACCTGTTGCGGCGTCATTCCCCATTTAGATTTACCATACCCTTCCATAGTTTCGGAATAAGAAGCACTAGAGATTATCATTAATAAAATAACTAAAAATATTCTTTTCATACCCGCACCCAAATAATAAATAAACATTGACATAGTATCAAAGCCGGAGTGCAAGGCAACGAAAACATTGCTAACTTAGACGTCTAACATGTTTTTTGTTTTTTACTGCTGGTCTTCTGCGTAGATACCAGCGGAGATAATGGCGCCACCAATACGGCGCTTCCCATAGAGGATTGGCACCGGGTTACCCTGTGCAATAGTGTTAACCGGCCCACCAAAGGCGTAGGATGGCTTATTATCAGGGTCCTGTCGCGATGCCAATCCACCCTGCATAGGGGAAAGCATTTGTACAACACCACCGATCATCATTGATGCCCCTGACATTGCCATCCCATAACCAATTGTGCCACCAACCCCCGTCCATCCGGTCATGATACCAACTACCACACCTACCACGACTAAAACGGCCCCGAGAATAGTTTGAAAAGCACCAGCCTTTTTGCTACCAATAATAACTGGCGCGATACGAATATCATTACCATTCGCTAAAAGTGTTAGATCATCCTTATTTAAATTTCGCTGACCTTCAAATACAGCATACGTAAACCCACGTTCTTTACTTTCCAAAAGGAACTTTTGCAATCCGGGGATTACTGTACATAAAGCCTTAATAGCTTCTTGAGGGCTATCCACAGCCAAGCGATGTACACGGCCAAATGTCGCGCCTAATACTCCATACAAACGAATCGTCTTAACTTCTGGAATTAAAATTGGCATGATTCACCCATAAAAAACCCGCCGTAGCGGGTAGGATTTAAAGACATGATTTTGCCGACACGCCCCAAGGGTCACCAATACCGCGTGACTGCGCATAGATGCGTATCTGACTCCCACCATTGCTACTTTCGTTTACTTTAGCAAGAGAAACAGCACCAACTAATGAATTTTCTGCTGACAGTTGATACCCTACCTCAGTTTCAATCATCTTTGTGGTTGGATTAAGGTTCTGCCATTTTGGAGCAAGGCATTGGGTATATTTTTGAGGCGTTTTATTGCTTTGCCCAGAAAATATAGGTTCTTGCTTAGCAAGTTGGTCCGTCATACACCCAGATAGAAGAAAAGAAGCCATTGCTATTATTACTATTTTTTTCATCGTGATATCCCTTTGCTGAATATCCCAATATCATAGCAGCAGATCAGCCTTTGTAACGCAAAATGGTGACTGTCCGTTCAGCCCAATACCCGCCATAGGGTACACGCGTGCTGAGTTGTCCATACATATGATGCACCATTACCCCATTGCCCAAGTAAACGCCTGCGTGATTTGGCTCAGGCGCCTGCACCTGCATAACGATTACGTCACCGACCTGCACCTCGCCCGACGCCGGCACGAAACCCGCCTCGGCGTAGAGTTTCATATAGAGGTTTTCACCCCGATCCCACCAGCCATCTGTCCGTTTAAAGTTTGGCAGCGTAATTCCACGCTCGAGCTGATACCAATCCCGGATTATGGCGTAGCAGTCCCAAAACCCGTGTACAAACGGACGGCCTAGCAGCGGCTTAATGCCTTGCGTTGGCATAACTTCCCGAATATCTCCCTCCGGCCAACTGGCGATGATCCACGGCAATTGTGACAGGTCACACTGCGCAATATCGAGCTGGCTGGGTTGGGTGGTAGCGTCAGGGTGGCTGTGAACAATCGCAATGATTATGCCGGCATCTTCAGCAGCGGCGTAATCCTCGGGCGCAAGGCTAAACTGTTCGGTCGGCTCAGGCGCATGATTACGACACGGGATATAGCGCTGCCGGCGGCCGTTTTGCACCACCAGCCCGCAACACTCCCGTGGATACTCCGCCTCAGCATGCGCCAGAACGGCGCCGATTATCTGTTTACGCATCATCACCTCTTCAGCAATGCGGAGCCGGGGAAACCACCGAAGGGCAATTGCTCTGTGGCGCCCCAGCGTTTTTTGCAGTCACTGAGCAGACCGCCGCAGTTGTCTTTTGACGGGTCGTCTACCGGATTGCCATCCTGATCAAAATAATTCGTGCCTGTATAGCCACATGACGGACCTCGGTACTTGCCTTCAATGCACCATGTGCAAAGGCTATGAATCTGGCGACGAGGGATTAGCATCCCCTGCAGATCGGCAGGCGAGGACAACTGAAACTGAATAACTTCATTGTCCTCACTGGTTTTGTTTTCGATGTAGTAAACATCCAGCTTTTCTTTGGTGGGATCAGCTTCTGGGTTCCCGTCCGGATAATTTCTGGCATCAAGATATTGCGCAAAAGTAAAGTGCCGGGTGACTCTGGCCTGCGCCATGTTTTGATATGCCAGGCACATAGCTGAAATTGTTCCGTCAAGGTTTGCCACGCTCAACGTAGGGGTTGGTGCGCTGCCATCGCTGGTGACTTCGAATCCCTCCGCCTGCACTGGCCACGGTTTGTACTCCTGCCCCTGCCACCAGATAGATTTCGCCGGCAGCAAGTTCGGATCGCTGCCAGCGGCAACTAACTCTGCTTCTGTATACGGGATCGGATAGTTATGAAAAAACAGCTCTGGCCCGTCGAACATACTGCCATCCACTTGGAACAAAAAAACCTTGCTCCCCGGCCGTAGAAGCTGGAGATCTGCATTGATTGACATGATTTTTCCTACGGATGATTAGCGCGGGTGAATGTGACCGTCAGGGTGTAATTACGGCCCTGAGCGTTGGCAAAAGTGGGGGTTATGGTAAAGGCCCCCGCATTATAGAGCCCCAACTGGTACAACGGGTTACGCCACTGGAATGAACGGTACCCGTTGTGCTCACGCAAAAACGCTACGATTGGCTCGACAAATGACCAGGGGCCAGTAAACGTTAATGGCCAGCTCTCCTTCTCGCTATTAATACCATCACCGGTCACCTGCCTGTAGCCATCACCAAACTGCACTTCCCGGACAACCGGTTCAAACTCCCCAGCCGCACCATAGCGCGGAGGGAAATGGAATGTTTTAAGTTGTGCCATTACCCCCTCCCGCCGCGAATAGCCTGATTTAACACACCATTTTGTCTCAGATCCTTATCCCTCAACTCACGGTATTTTTTCGCCACATAATTACCGATATCAGCACCAAACGATTCCAATCCTGGCGTCGTTTGCTGTTGTGATGACTGACCATTATCCGCGATGTTGATATTTACTTGCGGCGCAGCGCCGGTAGCACCTGAAGCCGCACCACCATAAACACTGACGCCCAAACGCCCATCTGGACCGCGCTTAAGGGGCAATATCCCCTCGGCCCCTGCCTCACCCATCACCCCGGCGCCCTTGGCAAACGCGAAGAACGTCGGCTGATTCACTACCTGCCCGCTGTAAGCACTTAGCGAAGGAGACGAGTAAACGCCCCCCTTGGCATTAGCGAACATAGGAACCGCACCGGGATTGTTACCAGCACCGCCTGAAAAAGCGCCGAAGAGACTTTGCAGACCTTGCGACAGCGCCATTCTCAGCGCGATTTTGGCCAGATCTGCCAAAATTGAAACGGTGAATGACCTAAACCCAGCTTTTCCCGTCGTCACAAAGGACGTCAGCGCATCCTCCATCCCAGAAAATGCCCCCGTGAATAGCGATTTGGTCATACCGGCAGTATCAGCCGCCTGGTCCTGATAATTGCTCCAGGCAGAAGATGTGCCGGACATCCAGTCCCCTCGTAACTTGTCCTCCGCCGCGTAATAATCCTGCGCGGCCTGCAACTGACGCTTATAACCGGCATCGTCCAGGCTACCCCCCTGGTTTTGCCATCCCTGGCTCAGTTGAGCAAAGGTGCTTTCACGCTGGGCGGCACGATCACCCAAGCCGGCACTACGCTGCAGCGCCTGCTGCTTCTCGGCCATTTGGGTGACATATTTGGTCGAGGCGTCCTGAAGTTTGTTGATCCGTTCCTGCTGAGCGATTTGATCGCCGAGCGCTGCTTTCTGTTCCGCCAGCGCCAGCACTTTATCCTTGCTGGATAACAGAGACTTTTCCTGCGCGGATAACTGACGCTTACCAGCCGCCTCCTCCAATACAGTGAACTGCGCTTGAGCTTTCCAAAGATCCTTGCGCTGCTGGCTTATCGTGTCATTCAGTCCACTATGCTGGCGTAATACCTGCAATTGAGCCTGCAGAGCCAACATCTCAGACTGCGTACTGTCTATCGACCGTTCACCGGCAGGTGTACGGTATTGCGGTCCTTTCGGGGTTTTCGGGTCCTTGAACTGCTCGTTAATTCGTTTGATCTGCTTGTCGCGATCTGCCGCAGTCTTGATGATGCCGTTGTTGAAGGCTTCATTCGTCTGCCGGATTAATTTCGCACGCTTTTCTTCCTTGGTCTGCAGCGTGGTAGCCAGTGCGTCCTGTTGCTGCGCAAGGCGCAAGCGCTCCTGCTCGTTTTCCTTTTGCTGCTGACCAATGGTTTGTATGCCCTTCTCCGCACCGCGGCGCAGGCTTAAGGCATCAAGCTGGAAGTTCAGCAAATCCAGCTCTTCACGCCAGGCTTGCAGCTTGCCGTTCTTCTGGTTGTAGCCAGTCCGTTCAGAGTTTGCGATCTGAGCCTGAATGCTTGCCGCGCGGGATTGCAATTCGGCGGTAGCTTCACCGGCCGTCTTATCACGGAAAACACCGGTGATGGCATCCCACATGCCGCCGGCCATGTCCTTCAACGTACGCATGTAAGATTCAACCGAGGAAAGTTCGGTTTTCATCTTCACCGCGGCGCCATGCATCGCATCAGCCGCAAGATCTGAGGCCAATTTCACGGCATCCATTTGCCGCCCCTGTTCCTCAAGCGATCGGATGTTGGCGTATTGTTCTGCCGTCAGGAAATGCAGGCTTTCATTCAGCGCCAAAATACCCTGGCTGGGATCCTTGGCTATCGCTGTAAACTTGCCAGCCAACACATCCAGCCCTTCGCCACTTTCTTTGGAATAGGCGGCGATAGCCTGACTCACCTGTGAAAAGTTGGTACCGGACGTGGCACCGGCGGCGATCAGAGCCTTCAAAGAATCGGTCACAGCAGTAAAAGACTGCCCGGCAGCCGTTCCTTGATAGACTAAATCCTGCAGTCCCTGCTTCGTTAACCCGGATACACCATTAGTCCGCACAAGCTCACGGTTAAGATCGGCGATCCGCGTGCTGCTGTCGTAGGCATCATAAGCGAGCAACCCCATTACCGCGGCAGTACCACCAATAAGCAACCGTGCCGGCGTTAACAGACTGAGCATCGCTTTTAGCGCATTACCGGCGCCACCAAAGCTATCTTTGATCTGGCCACCTTGCTGAATGGCCACCAGCCATATTGGCGCACCAGACGCCAGCGAGGTAGTGATGTCGGTGATCTGCATCGGCAATTGGCGCATCGCCATACTGTACTGGCCAGCAGAAATATCCCCTCGCTTCCATGCTCCTTCCTGCTCACGAAGCTTGGCAATTAGCGGCGCGGCCTGCTGAGAAACACCCAATTGCGCTGCTTTATATTCTTGAATTTGCGAAGTGGTTTTGCCCTGTAATTCCACTTGGTCACGCAGAGTAGACAAATAATTTTCGCGTTGGCTTCGCGCGCGCTCAGTCTCTCTCGTGGCAGCACGTTCAGCCGCTTCCTGTTCCGCCAGTGCAGCCTTCAAACCACGTGCGGCTATTGCAGCAGCGCGTTTTTGATCAGCCTCACGGCGAGTCGCCACTTCTTGTTGGCGTAATGATTCAATAAGAGGGGCGGCTTCTTGGCTGATCCCAAGTTGGGATGCACGATATGCTGCTGAATCTGATGCTGACGAACGGTAAAGTGCATTCTGATCACGTAGTTTTTGTAAAAAGGCGTTTTTAGTCTGCGTGGCCTCGCGTTCCGCTTGAGCCAGTGCGCGCTCTTTTGTCGCCGTTTCCGTCACGAGAGAGAGGTAATCCCCCTGTGTTATATTGCCGGATGCCCTGGCAACCCTAATCTGCTCCTGAATCACACGGAGCTCTTGCAGGCTGCTTCCCGCTCCTTTTACTGCATCGATCTGACGGAAAAAAGACGCAGTCAGGCGATCTTGCGCATCCCCGGTAACCTGGGATTGCTGCTGCTCTTCACGAAGCCTGGCACTGAGATCCGCGATGCGTTGATGGGTTTCATCGACGGCCCTCGATGCCTCAGACCATTTCCCTTTCATGCCATCCACGGCAACAGCCTGGCTGGCCTGCATCTTCGTGGTGGCACCGGCGCTATTTTCAGCTATCCCACTGATCGTTGCTGCCTGGCGTTCTGCCAGGCGCCGCATACGATCGGTAGATACATCCGCTTTACGGCTCGATTCAAGCAATTGGCGCTCAACGCGGCCCATCTGCTCCTGAAAAGAGACGGTGTTTGCATCCAGATTGACGACGAGATCAGCAATCTGCTCAGCCATAACGAACCCCTCCGTAAATCCCCTCTCCGATCAACATAAGATCATCGTCCGTCTGCTCTATTTCCGGCTCTGGCGGGGTCAGTAAGCTGTAGTCACTAGGATAAATAGGATCATCACCGGTAGTGTACAGAGCCACCAGCATGGCCTTGAGTGACGAAAACTCGGCATCAAGCAGACCATCAGAGAAATGATTTTCCCGATAAAAATCAGCCCACTCACCCAGCTCAGATGCGCTGATCTCTGAAAGCATTCGCCTCCAGTCTGGGCGCTTAAATTCGCGCGCCAACCGCATGGCGAACTGGATTTCGGAGGCTAGGGCTTTTCCGGGGTAAGGTCTTCCTCTGTCTCTGGGAGGACATGTTTATCGGTATCTGAAGATTCAACCTGGGCCGGTATCATATTGCTCAGCACCAGGACCTTCTGGCTGCATCCGCCAATCGCCGCGCCGGACCAGTCTTCCAACACAGCCTGTCGCAGTGTTTCAACATTTTGTTTTTTATCACTATGCCAAAGTGATGCTGCCACTAACCAGGCGTTAATGCGCAATTGCATTGTTGTAAAAGCGATATTTCGATCAGAATCACTGGTTTCTTCAGGAAGTGCGTCGTATTCATCCGCCGTTTTCTTAATAAATGAAAGGTAATCAATACGTTGCAATCCTGAAAGTTCGCTAATCTCGACCTTCTTATCTGCATAGTCAAACGCGTCTTTTTTCAGCATAAATCCACCAATAAAAAACGCCCCTCGCGGGGCGCTGAATTAAAATTAGGCTACGGTGATCTTGGCAATAGCCACCAGCAGCCCATCGTTTGTCATCCCGATGATGTCCACGCTACCGGCTTTTACCCCTTTCACTTTGGCCACATTACCATTTTGAGTAACGGTGGCCGTTGCCGGCGCAGAGGTACTCACACGCAAACCAGCATCAGTTGCATTGGCCGGCAGCACACTAAAGGTCAGATCCACCGTTGCACCCACTGCAACGTTTGCGGTGGTCGGCGCAACGGTCACACCAGTGACTGGCACAACTGGCGAATCGCCGTCTTCGGCAATGTATGGCCGCCCGGTATTGGTCACCTTGATGGAACGGGTGATCACCTCTTTAGCGGTCACGGTTTTTCCAAGGCTGCTTACCCAGCCCTTGAACACATCAACAGCGCCATTCGGGTATTTGATCTTGTAACCACGGACCTCACCAGAATGGAACCACGCCACCAGACCTTGCTGGCCTGTTTCTCCGGGCTTCCAGGCTAACGTCAGGTTAGCTTCACCGGCGGACTTCGCACCCTGTGCGGTGGCACTCCAGTCAGCATCTTCATCATCCAGATAGCTGTCGTCATAGGAATCAGCAGTGATTTCACCCGGCTGCAGTTCCTTGACCTTCGCCAGACGTGCCCAGTTATCGTCACTGAGCGGGTTGCTGTACGGGTCGCCATTGCCCGTATAAAGCCAAAAAGTTGTCCCGGCGCCTTTTACCGGCGCCAAAGGGTTTGGAGTTGCCATTATCAGGCTCCTTACATGGTATAGGTCAGTTGGTAGGAAAGATCGGCGGCGCCCCAGGTGGCCATTTCATCATCCCGTTGGTAGTCGTAACCCACGGGAACCATGGTTTCTGCCAGGCTGGCCATATCAGGAATATCATTCAGAACAGGATAGATTTTCTCTTCTACCCACTGATCCAGCGCCGCATCAGGTTGGCTAGCTTTGAGGTAAACCACGACATGCAATATGGCGCGCCAACTGTCCTCATCCAGTGATGCGCCCGAATAACGTGCATCATCAAGAAATACGGCCACTGCCGGCAAATCGTTCTCATCGACGAACGCCGGGCGGCCGTCGAAATAGGTCACATCTCCGGTGATTGTTGCGCGGCAACGGTCCAGTACCGCGTTGCGGATCTCAGCATGCTTAATCATCCAATTTTCCTCACAAGATAAAGCCGCAGCTGGTTTTTCAAGGCATATCCCATTTCCTTGCCCATATCGGTTTCAAGCAAACGCCGCGTCTCCTCCTGGTAGGCGTTGGTCAGCGGTGTCACCAATGGGATTTTGACGACCTCGATCGGATATCGTGACCGACCGACGCGCCTCATTACATGCCATCGACCGTTGGCCAACTGCTGTATAAATGCGTTGCGGAAGGTATAGCGCCCAATCTTCAGCACGCTGCCCTGCTTACCCACAAACCCAACGCGGCGGGATAGCTGCATTCGTGCCGCTCCGAGCTTGATCGCCGGCAAATTACCGCGGTTAATTGAGAGCGATGCCCTCGGTGGGTTTTGTTCGGCGCTGGCCCTGCGCAATCGGGCACGCTGCCTGATCAGTTTCTGTTGCACCCGGACATCTTCGGCCACCAGCTTGGTACTTCGACTGATTGCCCGCCCGGCCACGCGGTTGAGCGATTGTGCCGTCGCACGCGGTACCATAGACTTGCTGAGGGTGTTCAGATTACGAATGGCCTGTTCAATGCCTTTCATGGCTGCTCCCCTATTCAATCCAGATGTGCGGCTTACCGTTGAAGAGCTGGTAACGCGTCACGATGTAGGTTTTCCCGTCAAACTCAACCGGATCATTGCGTCGGGGCCGGTATCCAGCAGTGAACACTACCAGCGAAATACCGTCCCCACTGACCGCCTGCAGCTCTGGTAAAAAATGGGCTTCTACAACAATATGAGGCGCGCCACTCAACATGACAGGCTTGCCGAGCCGGGATTGCGTAACGCTGTCCATCCGCGCGGCCATCCTGTCAAACGGGTTAGCCATTGAGTTTTACCGCAATCACAGTGACGTCTTTCGCCGCGGCTTCCCAGGCATAGCCGGCGGCCACAGCGTCAGTCGCGACCAACTGCACCACGCCGTCCTTGATAAACACCTTTTTACCGGCCGGGATTACATCTGCCGCCAATTTAGGCAGTTGAAATACCCCTGAGACAAACCCATCACCGGTGCGTCCGCTGGCGATATCCGTGATCGCCACAGCGACCAGGTCCCCCACAATGACCGGGGCGCCACTGGTGATATCCGCCGTGGCCGTGATAGTGATGGTGTTGCCGTTTTGCACGAAGTTCTTAGCCATTTGAAACTCTCCATACGGCCCCAAAGGGGCCGAATTTCAGGTATAAAAAAAGCCCGTTAGGGCCGTAATGTTTGCGCTGCTGGCTTATTTGCCGGACGAGTAAGTCAGGCCGCGGTGATCGACCGGAGCCACACCGGCGTCAATACGAACCTTGGTCGCGATACCGTCAGTGTTGAAACCTTCTTGCTGATCAATATATGGCACGTCAACGCCGTTGAGATATGCGACCTCGATGGTGTCGCTGCCCTTGGCTGATGCCAGATACCACGCGGCTGGATCAGCATCGTCAAGGCGTGCTTCACCAATCACAGAGGCAAAGTTTTGGATCGGGTTGATAATGCCGGCATTGATATCGACCCCTTTCACGCTGGCCGACTTGATTGTCTGATTTGCGATAGTTTCCAAGGCGGTAGGTACCAGCAGGAAGGCTGGGCGAATGTTCAACGAGCGGCCGGTGGTCGGTTCTTTCTGCGTACGCATCAGCTGACGGGCTTTATCCAGGTTAGATACGTCAATGGCGCCGTTGGTCATGTTTTTATGGTCGGCACTGAACAGCTTTTTACCGTCCGACATAACTTTGTTATCCACCAATACGGCATAAACCAGATCGCCGATCGTCGCTTTCGCCGCGCGGCCCATCTTCATCGGCACATCCGTCAGTTGGTTGAGATCGTCGTTGATGATGGCCTGGCGGGTGATAGAGAAAATTTCCCCATAGGTGGCCAGCGCAATTTTTTCACCGCGATCGCCGGTGGTAACATACTTGTACTCGGCCCCCTCACGTACCTGCCGTAACGATGGGAACCCACCCAGACCGACGCGGGTCGCAGTTTTAAAGTCTGACAGTTGGCCTTTCTTGGTCCACTGTTCAAACGTTTCGGCGGCTTCTTCCCAGCCCTGCAGAATCGACTTGTTCGCCACATCCAGCAGAATGTTACCAAAGTCGGACGTGCTGTGCGTCAACGCCAGACCGACCATTTGAACCGGGTTGAGCGTCGAAACGCTGATCCCACGCTCGGTCAGCGACATACGCGCCAACTCGCGCAACGTCATACCGTTATAGGCGTTGCTGTTGTCACGCTCTTCATAGCCGGCGCGGGCCATCAACATCTGGCGTACACCATCGCCAACAATGTTCCCGTTACTGATATGCGCTTGTGCGCCGATCGTGGCTTTGTCCGATGGAGTCGTCCCTTTACCCAGCATTTCCAGCAATTTGTCTTTTGCTGCGGAGACAGTGCAATCAATATCAGCGATGCAACTCGCCTGCAGCTCTTGATGCTTGCCACCAAACATGGCGAACAGGTTATTGATATCAGTCACACGGGCCTTTTGTTCTGCCACCACCTGTGCACGGATCGTGGCGGCATCCACACTATTTTCTGGTGCGGTCGGTGCTGGTTGTGGTGCAGGCTGTGGCGCTGGAGTAGTACTGTTACGCGGTGGGGTGATCAGGTTACGGATAGAATTTGGCATTTTTTCAAAATCCTCAATGCGTTTGGAATGAATACAGGCCATAGCCTGCAGAGAGGGAGTGACCTGATCAGCGAAACCTAAAGCGAGGCATTCTTTGCCATCCATCCAGGTTTCATCGTCAAGCATCGCGGCGACTTCTTCTGCCGACTTTCCTGTTTTGGCGACATAAGCCGGAATCAATACGTTCTCGACCTTATCCAGCAAATCTGCGTAATCCCGCATGTCGTTGGCATCGCCGCCGGCGAAGCCCCAGGGCTTGTGGATCATCATCATGGTGTTTTCTGGCATGATGACGGGGTTACCGACCATCGCGATCACCGACGCCATCGAAGCCGCTAGGCCGTCAATATGTACAGTGATCGCGGCGCCATGGTTTTTCAGGGCATTAAAAATGGCGATGCCGTCAAAAACATCGCCACCCGGGGAGTTGATATGCAGGTTAATTTGGGTGATGTCACCCAATGCCTGCAGATCTTTTACAAACTGCTTGGCCGTGATCCCCCAGTAGCCGATCTCGTCATAGATGTAGATATCGGCGGAGCTGTTGGCCTTGGCCTGCATGCGAAACCAGGAGTTATTTCTTCCGGCGTTCGCTTTCGGACGACGACTCGCCCCGTTTCGTTGCTTCGGCACTGGTGCCTCCTTTGTCGTTGGCGGGATCGGTATCAAACACCAGCCCCAGCGTGTTGTTTTCGTCAATTTCGGCCTTGCGCCGGCGTTTAACTTCTGACGGATTAGCACCGCGAGAACGGATCCAGTCGCTTTCTGTAGCAGCACCACCACGTACCTGCACTTTCCAGCTATTGGCCTCTTTCAGTGGGTCAATCCACGGCATTACCGGGCCGCTGTACACGGCGTTAAACAGTGATTTCATGTCGAGATCAGCCGGCGTTTTTATCACGCCAGAAGTGATCGCCATCTGCAGCCAGTTTCGGTAATTCGGACGAGATATCGCGGCAACAAACGAGTCCTGCAGGATGTTGTAACCTTCGAATGACTCCACCAACTCTTGCCGTTGGGAGGAATAGGTGCCGTTATAGTCCCTCGCAATACTGGAGTAGCTGCCTCGACTGCCGGCGGATACTGCCCGTAACTGTCCATTTCGGAAATTTTCAAGGTTAGGATTGGGGCGATCAGATTTGATCATGCCGATATCTTCACCCGGCTGTAGCCCATCAAAGAGCATGCCAGGCACGATATCCAGTTCCCGATCTTCTTTGTCATCACCGTCTGGGTACGACTGGCCATCACCTTTTTTGATGTACATACCCAATGAGGCGGCAATCCGCGCCGCAGTCAGCTCGGCATCTTCATAATCTTTCAGCGCGCTCAAACGGATAAGGATGCCAGACAGCAGACTATTCCCCCTGATCTGGTGCAATCGCCGCACAAACTTCAGGTGCAGCATGCTCTCGGCGTCGATCTCCTTGATATTGCCCAGCGCAATACCAGACGTGATGAGGGATTTGTAAACCTGATATTTTTTTGGGCGTCCCCAGTCATTGAGGAAAATCCCCTGGGACAATCCCAAACTGCTGTCATTACTGTCCAACGGCACAAAGTCGGGCTCAAGAGCTTCTAGCCAGAACGGTACGCCAGCCTGCGGCTTAAGCCCGGGCACGGTCCCCTTAACCATCTGGCAGAATACTTCACCGTCCCTTAGCCAGGTGCGAGCCAATAACCGCTCCATAACTGGCCGGGTATACTGCCCGGTGACTTCCGGCGCCACAGACCATTCCGCCCACGCCGCCCGGATGTCTTTGGCTAGATCATCCGCCACCGCGCCCGTTAGGAGTAATGGCTGGGGTTCAACAACGATTCCCCGAGCACCGACAATCCGCTCCTCCATCTTGTCCAGTAAACCAATCACAAGATCGTGGTTGTTATCCAGCCAGCGCGCCTGCTCTCGCAATGAGCGGCCACCAAACTGCGTCAGCTGATTGGCATTGCGGTTTTCCCGGCGCGCCTTGTGGGTTCGCGTAGGCATGACCGCCTCATAGGCAGCAATCTTATAGCGGGCTTGCAGCCGACCAGCTTTCCACGCAGGGGAGAGAATGCCGATCACATCATCGATAAAACTCATGGGAACCTCGACAATTTGTACATGGGTCGCCCCCGCCGCGCCGCGATCAGATCGCTGAGCCTTCTCTCCCAGTTCGCCCGCCCCTTTCGAATTTCGGATAGGCTTTCCATCGTCATCGATTGGCCGTTAAACGTGATCGACTTCCCCTCCAGAACCGCCTTTTCCGCCTCAAAGTAGGACTGGATCATGTTTTCAATATCGGCCTGATTCATAGCCACCCTCCTGCAGAATTAATAGGTGCCCACGCCGAAGGTTTACCTTCAGCGCCGGCGGGTTCTTTTTGTTCGGTTTCGTGTACAGTTTTTTGGCGGGATATAGATTTTTCTGCAGGTTGCGGAGAGGTTGAAAATTCAAATGGTTCTGCCCATGGTGGCGGTTTCTCCCATTTAATTTTCTCGTAACCTCTCAAGATCACCAGCGCCTGGGCGTAGACCATCAAGTCGAATGCTTCGTTGGCACCACGCCCCGGCTTTTTCCACTTTCCATCAGTCCCTCGATCCTCGTATGTCAGCTCGTCGTAAAACCATTCACCAATCCAATCAGGGAAATGCACATAGTTAGCTCCAGGCGTATCACGCAGCAGTGCGTTATTAATGCGATCTTTCAACGCGTTGGTTTGCAGAAGGTAAAGCGGCACATCCCCGCGCGCTTGTGCGCGCCGGTTTGAGCGTTCTGTGTTATCGGGGAATGTTTTACTGATCAACTTGCTGCGGGCTTGGCTGTCGCCCTTGAAGAGATAAACTCGTTTATGCACCCCATCACGACGGCACTTGCGCCAGAAATCGTACGCATTACCCGTTACACCGTCTTCACCGCCGGAGTCAACGGCCATGGCCAACACCGGCATTTTCACGCTGGGGTCTTTATCCATTGGCCAGCATTTATCCAGCACATCTGTGCACAATAAGTCCCAGTCTTCGAGATAGGCGGCCGGATCCACCGGCAGGCTTTCACCGTTCTTATCGAACCGCATCGACTGCCTAATGTTGTAGCGATCCACCAGCCAGCGCTCACCATGAGCGCCATATCCCATGACCTGCACGACAAAACGGCGGTTTTTCCCGCCCTGAACATCCACTGTAGCCACCAGGAAGCGAACACCCTCGGGTACAGCGCGCTTTGTGACGGCCTCCGACCGCGCCATCAATGCATCCGATTTTCGTTGTTCGGTTGCTGACCGTGGCAAATACGGCCGTCCCCAGTCGGTATTAATTACCGCCTTGAGCGTTTCTTCAGATCCCGTTGCTTCATAATCTTGTTCTGCGGAGAGCAGCTTATAAACGAGCTGTGACCACGTTTGATATGCCGCCGCAGGACCTTCCATCCAGAAAGACGCTATACGAGAGCGGCGCGGTTCCCCTGAACGCTTGCCGTCCGTGTCAATCGTTTCCCCCTCTCGCAGCCATACACCAGTCTGATTCAAAGTGCGCTTCTGGGTTGCCGTTATCGTGCCGCTGCAATGAGGACAACACATATACGCTGACTCGCTGGCCTTTACTGGATCAGGGATTTCGCGGTAACCAGTCATCACCTCCATGATCGGCTGGAAATGTTCACTGCAATGCGGGCATTTCCAATACCACTTACGGCGGTCTCCACGGTTAAACAGGGAGAGAATGCCCGTCGTTGGCGGAGCCTCATGCTCAGAGCGGCGACGCCATTTTGAATCAATGATATCGCGGCCTGGTGAACTCTCTACCAGAGTCATGCCGGCGCTCATAAACGTTGTGGTACGTTTTGATGCAAGCGTGAAACCGTCCCCCTCGCCGTCGATATCCTCCGGCATGCGGTCGTAATCAGTCAGGGCGGTGCACTTATAGTCTGAGGAAGACATGATATTGACCGATGGCCAGCCCAGCTTTAGATAATTTCCGGCCAGAAAGATACGGTCATGCACGTTATTATCATTACGACGTGGGCTGAGACGCTTGGCTACTTCTGGGCTGACGCGGAACGTCCGCGCCAGACGCTTCTTAGAGTGCTCACGCGCTTTCTCTTCCGAGATTTGCACCACCAGCATATCGGCGGGGTCGCACACGATGTTGTAAACAATCCAGCCGTCAATCAGACCGATCGTTTTACCTGTACGCGCTGGACCGACGAAAACCACCGCATCATATTCACGTGATGCCAGGCAGTTCATCGGCTCAATAACATAAGGTGCTACACTCGGGTCCCACTTGACGGAGTTGCCCGCCCCCATCGGCACACGCATAAACTTTTCAACAGCTTCAGCAACCGGCATTCGGCGCGGTGCCTGAATAATACCGGCCATGTTCCGCCGGGTTTCTGCGGCTGATGCCTGTGCGACCATTAATCCTCCTCGGGCATTTCCTCCTCGATCTCTGTATCCGCTTGCATAACTTTCAGCGCTATCTGATCACGCAGATCGTCAATGATGGACTGCACCCGAGAAACTGCTGATGGTGATAACGCGCAATCACGCTCCAAGATATCCGGCAATGTTTCCAGCACCTGCACCATCGCTTTTGCCATTGCAGAAAACTCGCGGGCAACTTCTGCAGCCGGAATCAATTCGCTCGTTTCCTGCTCAAATTTGAGCCTTTCACGTTCTGACTGAAACCAGGCTTTACGATCGGGCGGCAGCATTTCGTCAACATCGGCCACCGGTGCAATCTTCACCAACTCGGCCAACACATCCGGCAAGGTATAAAGTTTCAATTTGGCATTACTGCCGGGAGCGGGTTCGACGTTTTTCAGACGAGCTGCAATTGTTTGCCTGTGTGCACCGGTGATCGCCGCGAGCTGGTTCAGGTTCAGTCGGACGTTTTCCAGTTCTTTATCCATGATGGTGAACACTTTTCATACAATTCGACATCCTCGAAAAAAAATCACCAAGAAAAACAACCGAGTGAACAGATGATGATGATGTCAATGAAATGCGAAAAACTAGCCGTTTTCCGCGAGGTTGCCGCCCCGTGGCTGGGGTCCCCCCTCGGGAGTACCTTTTGATAATGATTATCATTCACAACCAATAACGATATCCATCGGCTTGCCTGCTGGCTGCGTGCGCGGTAGATGTGGGGAAATGGCTACCGTGCATTATCGAAGCCCCTCGGCGAAGGGCTTCTGTAATGCTTACACTGCGGGGGGCTTATTTGGTCCAAAGTATCGAGCCACCGTGCTCCCCCTTTCGTTCATCACATACAGCGTGTCGCCAGACGATAGGTCAACTCGTTCTGTCACTCCATCTGTGGTGCCTGGTCGGTCAATGAAAATTGCCGAGTCAGCATTTCGAGTTACCTCACGTGCTTCAATGGTGCGATCTCCGCCATTGGCGTATTGGAATTTCACTGTCAACATGGTCTTCTTCTCCTGTCTTGCGGGCATAAAAAAACCCGCCGAAGCGGGTCATTATCGATGTTCTGTTACTTTTTGCCGTTGGCCTCAGCCATTTGCTGATAAACCGCTGATGAGCCTGTTGGTAGCCTTTTACTCACCTCTCTGTAGTGAGCCACGCGCTCGCGGAAGTATTCGCGCAGGTGCGCTGGCTGTTCATTCTCTACCTGCATCGCTATCACCGGCATGTTCATGCGCTCTTTGTAAGCTACGCCTGACGCGGCAAGGTCAACGTTAACCTTGTCCATTTCTTCTTTTGGCAGATTGCCGAGATTGTATGACATGGGATCCTCCTATTGGGGAGGATTATACCTCATCGCTCAGCATCCTCGTAAAGCCACTCTGTGATGGAAGTCTACAGTGTAGACTTTTTCAATAAACACCGATGCATGGGAGCAATAATTTCTGCGTTAGATCAATACGACTCACAAAGGGGAAGGCCCAATAGCCGACGCAATAGATACATCACACAATCAGCAATGACCCTTTGTATGGAGAGTTAGCGTTGAATCGTGCCCCTTATAGCAACTAAACGATCTAATCAGCCAAGGAGGTAACCATGTCATTATCACATGAGGAACTGTTAGCAATTATTGCGATAGCACCTACTCTGAAAATTCTTGCCAAATGTATGCTTCAAGTCCTACGCCACCATTATCCCGCCAAATAACCTAACTTCACCGTCCCTCAGTCATCACTGCCTCTCTTCATCAAGCTGACGTATCGCCAGAAGTTGGTTATTCGCCTTGTCGATCGCCGCAAGCAGCGGGTCAATCCACAACACCGCCTGGCAGTATGTCAGGGTGCCGGTGGGAGTGGTGCCAGCACTGGTTGTGTCAGCGTTGGCGGTATCGCCTGACATTGCGCTGGAACGTAGACGGTGCGTGTAGTCGAGCAACCCACCAGTAATAGCGGTAGGCACAGCCAGATCGCACGTAGGCTGATTCTTGAGGATCGTCCGGTATTCAATTTCTTTCCCCTGTGTGGCCGCGTCGGTGGTTATTCCGTACTGGCTTGCTGCGGAGCTGATTGCGTTAGCGCGCTGGAACTGAAACGACTGGGTAGCAATGGTGGTCGCCTGCAGGCTGTTATCGCTTTTCAGTTGGTTAACCTGCTCACTGGCTTTTACTGCATTACCGTGGAAGTGAAACGCCAGCCACGCCAGCGCAATGAAGATAATGACCAAAGCAGCGCCAAGTACTGCCGTTAGCCGATTCATTTCTGTCCCCAGTTACAGATCTCACGCTCCACCTCTCGCCGGTTAACCAGGCCCCTCCAGACCTTGCCGCCAGCTTTATTCCAGCGGCGTATTTCATCGCAAGCGCCAGTGCTATCGCCAGCATTCAGCTTTTTAAGCAACGTGGATGACTCGAAGGCTTTTACACCGACGTTGTAGCTGAAGCTGATCAGCGCGGCTTTCTGGTATTCGCTGGACGGAACTTTAACGGAGCGCTCAACAGAACGGGCGAAAGGTACAAGGTCTTTATTCAGCATCGCCTTGCATTCAGCTTCACTGTACGTTTTGCCGGGGATAATGTCCGCCCCTGTGTGCCCGTAGCAAACTGTCAGCACGCCCACAACATCGCGGTATGGTTTGTACTCCACACCTTCCAGCGACGGGATTAACACTGCGGCGATAGCCATAGCACCACCAGCAACCGCACCTACGAGTTTTTTCTTTAACGACGCAGCAATCGCCATGCTTAGTCCTCCGCCGGCGGTGGTGTGACATATCCGGCCTTGAGGGCTTTCTCATAGGCTTTCGTTTGGCGGCTCTTGAAGTAGAAGTTCATCACGGCAGTGATCGCACCGATCACAAAGCCGCCCACTACCGCAACCTGATTCCAGTCGAGGTCATGTAGCCATTGCAAAATGCTGCCTCCACACACCAGCGTTGCAGAGGTGCAGTAAGAAATGAATGTGGTGATTTTCTCCGGCATGATTTTCATACCTCCCCCTTCCGGGGATTAGTCCCGGTACCGGGTGATAGAAACGAAAAAAGCCGAGCATTAGCTCAGCTTCTGAATTATTTGCCTGTTAATTTTCCACTTCGGGCAACAGTGCTATGTTGGTTGTTCTCTGCAAACATCATCAGGTGGGAAAGCATCAATATGAATAATGATGGATATCCAATTAATAAGTTTATCGCACCGGAAGACGCAACCCTAATAGCCTTCTGCCATACTATAAATCCCCACAACTCTCCGATAGCAATCCCTTGTATTAAAAGCAATTACCCTTTGGGACTTTGCTATTGGAACGCTCATGACTATGTTAAAAATCATGGTGGTGAAGTGGTTTACGGCTGGATATTCAATGTTTGGCCTGACCTTTATATAGATGCTATGCATCATGCAGTCGTTCGGGACGTTGATGGCAATCTAATTGATATTACCCCGCCATTACCAGGGTATGATTGTCCAGAGAAATCTGTTTTCTTGGAGGATGGTTCTATCGATATTGACCTTCAGAGACAACCTAACATCCCCAACAAAACTCACCTATTCTCCAGTAACACTGCCCTAAAAAACATGATTTCCACATATGAGAAAATGATCGCCCTCGAAAACAAACTAACTCAAATTATGTATGATTTTGGTTATCGTGAGGAGTCGAATTTTCAGAGGTCGAGTGGTGAGTATAAATCCATTAATCTTAAGCATGTGACTCAACGGCTCGAAAATTCATCAGAATATAAAAAAATCAGGGATCAAATTGAGAAACAGAAAAAATCGATATCCAGGTCAATCGACCAATTAAAATTTATAACTAAGAGTTGATATAACTCGCAATAGATCTTGTGCAACCCCAGTTATGCAGGAAGTTAACAACTTCCATGTATTCCTTGTCTTTGTTAGCGGCAATAACGCCTTCACGTTTGCCGCTAACGTCATGCCCACTCAATTCCACTACTGCTTTTTTCTCAATGTAGTTTTCAGGTGCCTTCATATTTTTCGCCTTAGTCTGGGTTCAGCCACCAGCCGTAAACGATTTGGCGATACGGGGTGTGCCAGGTGTGTGTCGGATGTTGGCTGGGGCTGAAATGCAAAAGCCCCGCTGAATTGCGAGGCTCAATATAGAAGACCTCTGCATGACTTACGTCAGGGGCAGGGCCATGTTTGGTTGTGTTGCACCGCTACCAGCGGCGCTTCTCTGACTCAAATTTCTCGCTCAACACAATACCGTCCGGCAACAATGCCCACGCAACATAGAAGCTGTGTGGGTACATCTCGTTACATGACCACTGGTAAATCCCGATGTAGAAATCATCACCGTCGCGATCAGCTCTAATTTCTCCGATGTGCCAACCATCACAGGGGTTGAGCACTATTACTTCACGGCCATCTAAATCTTCTGTTGGCAGCTCGCTGGCAGGACGGAAAATGAGATTCTCGGTAACGTGTTTTGACATCCTGCCTCCAGATACAATAAAACCCCGCCGAAGCGAGGTTTTTAAAGTTGATAAGCTACGTGACTGCGTAACCACTCTTATCAGACTAAAACACAATTTGCGGACCGCGTTAGAGGTTTTTCATAAATATTTTCACGCTCGGTTTCCGGATCCATCTCAAGCCGTATGTCCAGCATGGAAAGGCACCCTTCAATGAAGTTTTCCCCCATCTGCAGCCCTATCCTGATCAGTTTCTCGTCCTTCTTAAATGCCCTAGCTATGGCACGCTTCTGCATGTTGAAGATGTAGTGCAGGACAACCAACTGATACTCATCAGGGCGCCGGCGCTTTAACTGAGCCATGCAACCCTCAATGACCAGCCCATCATCATCGCAGCAGGAGAGGCGTGATTTACCTGTTTGGGGCAGCAGCCCCTTGAATCCTGCAGCGATCGACGAGTAGTCCACCCCGCTGTTACCCCCTGATGCCCATCCACCCCAACGCTCTAAAACTGCCTGAATATTTCTCATGCTTTAATCTCCTGGCGTCTGACCCGCATGCCAGATCACCTATTTACCCACACGTTTAAATTATGCCAATTTTATTTTTTCGTACTTATCGCAAATTTCATTAAATAAATTTAATGCCTTCTCAGTAAATTTACCATCAACATCAATCAAACCTTGACTTCTAAATGCTACGGAATAACTATCATGTAAATCACCAAGTCTAACAGCCTCTTCAAATTCAATTTGAAGCTGTCCAGCAGTCATACCGCTAAAATCACGCAAATAGTTATCAGATAACATCAGGAATTCTTTAAAGAATAATAGCCTACCATACGTTATATCATATTTTTTAAATAATCCATCTTGATAAACAGCTTCATCAATGCCATTCTTCATGACAAAATCAAAATGTTCAACACCAAACTCCTTAGCGTTGCAAAGTAAATTTGACACGGCAAAATATAAGAGGTCAATCCAATTATAACTCAAGTAAATCCCGTTAACATCAATCCCAACACCACACCCACTAATAGACAACTTCCCTTTCCTACCATCAATGCTCTCTACAAAATCAATCTCCTTTGGTAGAGAAGCCTCATGAATTAAATTACACCGATAAAATTTATATATTATATCACCAAGTGAATATTCAGCGTTTTTATAATCGAATTTGCATATATCGACTACATTATGATCTTCATGCTTATTTTCCACCCACGATTTACTAAGAGCCACTTTAAAACATGTTGTGAACGCCTCTTCATCTCTCATACAATCATTACTAACAAATGATTTAGTTCTTTTTGGATACATTAACCTTGCACTAGCAGCTATAGCAATACACATAAGTGAAAGAGAGCTGAGATATCGGCCATTGTCTCTTAAAAAAATCGCATCTTCCGTTAAAGTTTTAATACTCATAATGTCCTCGCTATATATTTTCGTCTATTTAATTACGCCGATACTAAGTGAAAAGTCTATAAATTTAAACCATACTTCTATCTGACTACCGTACTCTTCTTCCCACCGTGACATGTCACAATGCAATTCATCGTGATGTTTTCGACAGAGCGGGATGGTAAAAAAATCGTGTGCCTTGGTGGCCATGCCGCCCTGACCGTGGCCGATGATGTGGTGTGGGTCGTCTGATGGGTTGCCGCAGCATGCGCACGGCTGGGACTTCACCCACCGGGTAAACTTCTCACTGGTCCAACGCTCACGCTTCGGTATCTTGAACAATGCCTTTGGCGGCTCCGGATCGATTACCAACACCTTTGCAGCCTTCTTGGCTATCTCTGCCACTATCTGCCGCGCCGCCGGTGTGTGCGTGATATCGGCCTCGCGTTTGACGCCACTCGTCACCGCGTGAGGCTTAATGCGAAGGGACGCCGCCGCCACGTCTTCGGGTATCAGGTCGATCACTTCATGCACCCACGCCCACCAGCACAGCTCTGGCAACGTCAGTTGATGACTCTCGTCGAACATGAAGTGATGCCGGGCTCGGTACACCACAAAATCGGCAATATTCTGCTCTGCCAGTTGCTTCATCTCCGGCAGGCTTTTATCACCGTGGACATGGGAATGGTGCCAGCACAATCGAGCAGCTCCGCCAAATACGCGCAACGTTTCCATGTTTTTGTCGTGATAGCCGTCCTTGTCCTGCCATTGGCAATCAAATCTGCGCCCCAGCCAACTATCTAGGCTGTTGATGCCACCAGCGGCGGCAAGAACACGTTCATGCTGAAAGAATGGGAGGAAGCGCGGATCGCTGGCCAGTTGCTGCTGTACCGCCGGCAGTGGACCTGTTGGAATATCGCGAAACTCAGGTGGTACTGTGGCCACCAGCACCCTGTCACCGAACATCGGCATCAGTTCTTCGTCTGGCTTCAGGATGACTTGCCCCAACTCGCGGACAACAATCCCTTTCATCAATCCGCGCATGGCACCACCTCGCTGATCCGAAGTTCGACCTTACCGCCCTTGATTACTGGCCCCCATCTGGCATCGATATGCTTAATTTGGCTGTCATCGAGCCACACCCCAGCCTGCGTCATGGCGTCAAACAGCGCCTTGAAGAAATTATCTAAGTCCCTGCGGGCTTTAGTCGGTGGGCAGAACACCACCTGCACTGAAATATCCGCGCTGATAGGCTTCGGTCGGCGGCGCAGTTGCTCCATCACCTGTGCGATAGCTTCTGCCTGAAATGCCCTACCGCGCTCACTGACCAAAGTGCGACCACGGGATGATCCCTTGTTCGGAGAACGCCAGTAACCGTTTACGCTTGGCGGGAATGGCAATGTTAGAATCATGCTGCCACCTCACGCAGTGCATCAGCGCCGATACTGAGCAGTTCGGCCCGGCTTATTGTGGTGAACTGGCAGCGAGGCTTGATGAATGGGCGCCAGATCAGAAACATGCTGCCCTTGTTGTTGCCGTTTTTCCCTGGCTGTCCAGTAGCCGCGTTGATGAACGACAGCCGGCCATCGGTGATCAGCCTTATCTCATCTACAGACTGCAGCGCCAGCGAGAACCAGCCCACCGAAATATCTGCCGGCAGCAGCATGACGATCGGCTGATTTTGTACGCGGCACTGCTCTGCCGCTTTCTCAACCCATGGCGCCGGTGCGCTGTAAGGTGGATTGCACCAGATGGCGCCGTAGCTCTCCCAGTCAACCGTCAGGGCATTATCCTGCTCTGTCAGGTAACGAGCGCAGAGGGCGTTGCTATGGTCTGCTGCGGCGTCCAGGTAAAAACCAAACTCGACATCCAGCGCGCTGAATATCTCGATCGGGGTCTGCCAGCGGTCTTTGTGCTCTGCAGGTGTTTGGCTGGCGCCGAGGTAATCAGATTTCATTCACCCTCCCTGGCACGTCGAGTGCCTGTGCTTTCACGGTGAGATAATTTCCCTCAAAAGAGAATGCCAGCAGAACCAGATCCCACCCGTTAACCTTCGCCAGCCGGCGCAGATCCTGATACATCTTCCAATCTCTTCGGATTCTGCGGATCTTCCATCGGCGCCATACCCGATGGGCCACCGCCAGCAAAGGCAAAACCTCAATACCGGATACACACTTCATGCGGCTTGCTCCTCTACGGCTATCAGACGGTAGAAATAAACCTGCTTGCCTGTGTCAGGATCCTTCAACATGCGTTTTTCTTTCACCAGCCCATGCACTTTAGGGTCAACTTCGCGCAGCCTGGCGCTAATTGCGGCCTGTGTGTCGGCCACGAAAAACATCATGAATACGGTCCTTTCCAGATCGCGGAGTGTCATCCACGTAGGGCCAGCAGCGGCCTGAATCACTCGGCCCATTTGATTTTCAGGGGTATCCTTCAGCATGCCTGCCAGAATTAACCGGCGGATGCCGCTGTTAACGCGCTCGCTCTCGAACACGTCTACCGGGATCGATAATTTTCTCATGATGATTCTCCCTCTCGTTTCGAGCGGATGCGGGCCAGCAACTCTTCGCCCTTGCGCTGATATTTGCCGTCTTTGTCCATCAATTCTGATGGGGCTGGGGTGTGCTCTTTGTGGGCGATCTGCGGGGCTGGCTGTGGGATGCGCTCGCCTTTTGCCAGACGCTTAGCCCAACGGCTGAGATGTAGCTGGATGGACTTGCGGATCTCGGCGTCGGTGTAGTTGTGCTGATGCATCAGGTGGCGAACGTCGATCACGATCCAGTACATAACGGGGGCCGACCAGTTGAAGTCTTCAGGTCTGGCGTGCTGGCCTCGTTTGGCGCTGTAGCGCTTGAACTCCGCCTCAACTTCTTCCACTGATGGCAGTCCAGCACTTTCAGCTGCGCCACTCTTGCACCAGCCGATGAACTTGCCGCAGCTCGGCCAAAAATCGCTTTCCTGCTGGCGAGCCATCCGCATGCCGGCTTTGACCTGTTCTACCGAGGTAATCCCGTTTTCGGCGAACGCGAGGATCCACTGACGTTTTGCCGCTGCGACTTCAGCAGATGTGCTCAACGCCGTCTGCTTAGCGGCCGGGAATATCTGCATCAGGTTGGTGAATAACGCGTCCACCAATTTCTCAGCATTTTCGTTAACCACTCGCGCTTGTGGCTCCGCCGGCATCATCTGAGCCAGTGCGCCACTGTCACGGTTCTGAACAGCACTCATGAATTTGTTCATAGGGTGTTCTCCCATGCTTCAGCAGTGTTCCAATGTCCACCAGTTGCCGCCGGGCCAGAGCTCAGCTTCAACGCTAGGCCATCCCACTTCTCGCGCAGGTTTGACGGGCTCAGGATGATCTTGCACCAGAATGGATCCCGGTTGGCTTTCGCGAACAGTTCGCAAATCTGCTTATGGGTTCGGCCGTCCTGCGAGCGCATCAGGCGGATTTCATTAGCCCAGCCAGCCCAGTTAGGCTCCTTCGGTCTGGCAACCTCGCCGTCACTTTCAGCTGCCTGCTCGTAGAGCTTCACGATGCGAGAACGGATCCACTCAGCGCACTGGAGGTCTTCGGCACTTCCCCAAATTTTTTTCTTGGCACTGAAAACTGCCGCTTCCGGGTGGCGAGATAGAAACTCATCATCAGGGGAAACGTCCGGTTGCGCAGCGACCTGACAAGAAGGGTTTTTGTCTTTAGGTTCTAATGACTGGTTCTGGTGCCACGTGGTGCCACAGGGGGTGCCAGCAGGTGACACAGGGGCTGTGTTTTCTGACACCCCACCTATGCTTTCTCCTGACACACCTGTGTTTTTTGACGCCACAGGGGCTATGCTTTCTGGTGACACAGGGGTATGCAGGGTAAGCATGTAAATGTTTGATGTATTACCCTTTCCGTTGTTGACGCCAAGCCGGTTCTCTTTGGAGAGCAGGCCCATTTTTATCAGTGCAGTGATGTGAGCCTTCACGGCGCTCTTGCTGCACTCGCAATGGTCAGCAATGTGCTGATACGACGGCCAGCATTCGCCTTTGTCATTGGCGTTATCAGCCATCTTAATCAGCACCAGCTTACGCAGGGGATTGCCAACCTTTATGCTCATTGCTTGAGCCATCAGGTTCATACTCATGCCTGCTGGCCCTCAGCCAGGAACTTGCCGTTACCCACAACCCAGGCTGCATAGCTGTGGTTGATGGCTAGCCAGCGGCCCTGTACATTGAGCTCATACGAAAACGCTGCCGGCGAACGTCCACCAGCTACAGCACGGCAACGAAGTTGCGGGATACCCGCTAAATTGCGTACACTGTTCATGCGTTAATTACTCCACACGTTTAGTTAATGCGCCCGACGCCACAGACCGCATATCTGTGGCGTCACCCTTTCCAAACATCAGTACTGTTACTGCGTAAATCTCAGATACCAATGACTGGACTCGGTAGCCCTTGCTCAGTAGTTTTTTACTCTCTTCGTTGTCCAGTACCCCATCAGCTGTAAATTCGTTATGAGCCTTAGCAAATACGCCCATAGCCGCCATGAGTTCGTTGAATTTGTAAAGCAGCTCCTCATTACCCATCTGCTCGATTTCCGGCAGCTTTACGAACACTCCACCAGCCCGCTTACACATGGCCTCTGTGATATCGCTACGGCCTGAGATCGACTCCATTTCTACAGCCATACCCAACGGCACTACTTGCCCTGATACCTGCCGCACGCGGTTTCGTAGAGCGTTTTCAGTACCGGCTACTGGATCCAACTCCTTCCCCATCGAGCTGTACTTACCAGGGAACAACGTGATCAGCTTGTGTATCGCTTCACTGATGTCGTCCTGGGTTGGAAAGTCTTTGTTGTCCACAACTTGTCTCCGCTTCTGTGGTTTTGGTTAAGCCGCCGGGGAATTAACATGGTTAGCACTGAGGTCATCAGGGGATTTGTCTTGAAGGGATGCGAGTACTTCCGCGGCTGTCAGCTGACCATTAGTTGCAGCTACAATTGCAGGGATGTATTGCGACCGAATCCCTCCCCCGTTTAGCCATTTGCTTACCGCTGACTGATCTACTCCTACCTTTGTTGCAAGCTCCTTCTGGGAGCCGGCAAGGGAGATAGCTTTTTGGATAACGCCATTGACGCCGTTCATCTTTAGCTCCTATTACCTTTGGAATGTAAAATATGACCCAAGTAATAGATAAAGTCAATTACACCGGTCATTTGACGAATGATTACTTAGGGAATATTTTTCAAGTCATGAAAACACTATGTGAACGACTTCAAATTGCTATGCAGAAAAGCGGGGTTACTTCCCAAAGTGAACTCTCGAGACTGTCTGGCGTTAACCAATCCATAATCTCCAAGATCCTTGCCGGTAAAAATGAGACTTCAAAATATTCCGGAAGGATAGCAGCCGCCCTGGGTGTCAGTGCTGACTGGCTGATAAACGGATCTGGAAACATCGATGGTGAAGATGGTCCAATTCAAAAAGTCGATGTGTCTCGTCTGGTTTCTGTGTGGGATGCTGCTGGCATTACAAATGATGTAATCTCATGGCATGAAAGCGTTCCTGATCGTTTTCGCGCTTATGTAATGCCGAAAAATACAGGAATCGGCCGTGCTCCTGTCGGGGCTATAACGTTAGTAGATCCCGCAATCACTCCAGGGAATGAAGATCTTGTTGTAACTTGCATCAGAGGCGAAATTTCGACATTTAAGTTTTTAGAAGGCGGCGCCGGCTATGGTTTTTTAGCTGTAGATGATGACCGGGTGCCACTTTTTGAAGTGGTTGATTCCTCCTGCATAATTGGCGTTGTTGAACAAATCCTCATTAGGAAATTGCGATAGTAAACTATTTCGTCATCATCAACCGTTGCCTCTACATACTCCCCAGTCTTTTGTTTTTTAAACAAAATACCCATGAATAAACCTACCTTATGCCACTGCGGGCACTATTGCCCGTATATAGGCATTAATACTGTTTATCCATACAGTATAATAAGCTAAGCATTAAAGATAACACTTTTTTTTTGTTCCCTACCCACTACAACTATTACCCATGTAATATTTTTTATTCCCTTATTCTTGACTTTAAATATTACCCAAGTCATAGTTAGCCCATCAACAGCGAACAGGCAGGACGCCCACGAAGTAGCCGCCCGAGGCACACGAAGATCGGGATGATTCGCTAAGGCAGTGCCCATAACCCTTTAATTTTTAGTCAAAGAGGAATTCACATGTTCGGTATTTTCAAGAAGAAAGCCCGCAAAGCGGTTGCAGAAGTCAAGAAAATGGAAAATCGCGATGCCGTTGAGGCAACTGTATGGGGTGCTTACTCGATCGCCTATGCAGATGAAACCTGTGACGCGAAAGAAATCTCTGTACTGGAAAAAACTATCAGCGCACTACCAGCTTTCGCCCCGTTCGCCGGTGAGATCGCCCAGATGAGTAGCAACATCCGTGCTCGTTATGAAGCCTCACCACGCAGCGCAAACGCTCAGGCGTTGCGTGAGTTGGAGGATGTTGCTGGTACTCCTGAAGCCGTTGACGTTCTTTGCCTGTGCCTTGATGTCGCTGATAACGATGGCATCGGTGATGCAGAAGAGAAGCAACTGAAGAAAATTGCTCAGGCTCTTCAGCTATCTCTGGATCAATACCTGTGATTGCCAAGTTGCGGTGGGCTGGAATTGGCCTCCTGCTGTTTATGGTCGTTGCTATCGACTTCACCAGCCGTCTGATGTCGATGCTGGCTGATGGGATTCTCGTAGCGGGGATCGTGGCCATAGCTTGGCCACTTTTAAAAATCGAAAAGTAATACCGCGCCCTGCGGGGCGCACCGAGGCAATCATGAGTGAACGAGGCGCATGGTGGTTGGTAATGGCTGTTTCGTGTCTGGATTTTTGGTTGGCTGTTGGTTTTGTTGTAGTGGTGGCAGTCGCCGGGTGACCGGCGCACATCGGAATGCTCACTCGCCCGATCCCTTAAGTCTGGGAGCGGTGGAGAATCCTGAAACTCATGAGTGGGCAGCCCAATGTGGTTTAAGGCTGGGAACTTCGGGGGCGTTGTTTACCAGCCACCACACCTTATGCGAACCGTAGGGCTCAACCCCTACCAGAGCATGTACGCCGGTCACACCGGCCGCCAGACGACCTGGGCGTTATCAGGAAGGTGAGATGCCAGCACCCTCGACGGCAGTGACTGCGGGAAGTAGACCGCTGACGGCTGGGAAAGACCAGCACACAACTGAAACGGTTTTTAGGGGACGCGGTCTGTTTACAGCGTGGCGAGAGAACCGGAGATAAAGCCGTTTCAGTTGTGGTATCCGGTGATGGGCGGGCTACCTCTCCGTCTGTGGGTTCAACTCCCGCCACCACAACATGATGCGCCGCGCCGGCGGCACTGCAGCGAAAGCAAGCGCAGATATCCGGCGGGAATTTTGCTGTGTGTAGAAGCCTTATGCGGCTGTTCGCTGGTTGGTGTCAGCCGCACTTTTTTCACATATCAGGTGGCGTACTGTTTCGGGTTCCCTTATCCCTTTACACAGTATAAAGCCTCGGCGCGGTGCGCCACCTGATGTGTGAGTAATTAACCGGGAGCCAGCGCTATGCGGGCGTCTGGACTCCCTTCTTCAAACCCGATTTTCTATCTGCGGAAAATTGCCAAATTTTGGCAGGGATTCGCTTTGCCGAAAATCAGCGTGTGGGAATTAACGTATGAGCTGGATTACCACTTTTACAGGCCGTCACTTGGACTTTGCGGCGCCGGCAGTCGAAAGCATCTGCATTGAGGATATCGCCCAGGCGCTGTCACATGAGTGCCGGTTTGCCGGCCATCTGCCGAACTTCTACAGCGTGGCGCAACACTCAGTGCTGTGCAGCCAAATCGTGGCGCCAGAGTTCGCCCTTGAGGCGCTGATGCACGATGCCACCGAGGCGTATTGCAAGGACATCCCCGCCCCGCTGAAACGTCTGCTACCGGACTACCAGCGTATCGAAGACCAGCTCGACGCAGTGATCCGCCAGCGCTTCGGCCTGCCACTGCAGATGGATATCGCTGTGAAGTATGCAGACCTGGTCATGCTGGCCACCGAGCGTCGGGATCTTGATATCGATGATGGCCAAGTGTGGCCAATGCTGGAAGGTATTTTCCCTGCTGACATCGTGATCGCCCCGGTAATGCCGGTGCAAGCGCGGGCAATGTTCATTGCTCGATTCAATGAGCTGACAGAGTGGGGTGTGCTGTGATGATCAACACTATCACGATCGATACCGAAACCCTCGACGTTACGCCGTCGGCAGTACTCCTTTCTATCGGTGGGTTTGCGTTTGACATTGGCGATGTTCACCAGACACAGCAAAGCATCATCCAAGTGGCGCGCGATGGCGAGCTGGCAGACTTTTCAGCCAACGCATTTTACTGCCTGGCCGACACCTTCGACCAGTTGATGAAGGGGCGTACCGTCAGCGCAGAAACCCAGGCATTCTGGCGTAAACAAGGCGAAGACGCGCAGGACGCTTTATCCGGCGGCCGCGAGCCACTGCGCCAATGCCTCGGTCTACTGTCCAACTGGATCAAGCAGCACCCTAACGCCCGCGTATTTTTCCGGGGTACCGACTTTGACGGCTCGATCCTTGAACACGCCTACCGCATGTATGAGATGGAATGCCCGTGGCACTGGGGCGGCAAGCGCGACGTGCGGACATATATCGACGCTATGACCAAGGGCACCAAAGGTTACCTGCCTAAAACCCACCAGCCATGCTTCGCGATGGTTAAACATCATTCACTGCATGACGCTATGAACGACGCAGAGCAGATGGCCATTGCTTACCAGCTGAATAGCCAACAGGTAGGTGCAGCATGAGCGAAGTATTGAGCTATGCAACATTGAAGGAGTCGCACGACCGGCTACTCGCCGAGAATGTAGCGATGAAGGGCGCGCTTACCGGAGAGAAGTATCTCGATTTCATCAAGCAGAACAACTGGAGCCCAGCCGTGAAAACGGTCAACGGTAAGTTTTCGTGCTTCATGGACCCGGAAGTTGATTTCGGCTCGATGGTTTATTCGTTCGCAAAAGGGATGATCGATACGGTTGTATCCCCAGCCACCTCCGCCGCCCTTGCGGCCATCGAAGCGCGGGGAGCAGTTGCAGCCATTGAAAGTCTCATAAGCAGAAAGGAACGAGCGCTCGCTGAAATGCATCCAGACACCCATGCATATGGCGCTACTCAGGAAACAGTTAGAAACCAGATCTATGACCTGGAATTGTTCGCTGACGAGATGCGGGAGGCCAAATGAAAGGTATCGACTTATTCGCTGGCCTCGGTGGCTCATCTACCGGCGCGACAAAAGCAGGTGTTGAAATTGTTTGGGCTGCAAACCACTGGCAGGCAGCTGTTGATGCTCACGCACTTAACCACCCTGGCACTGTTCACGCATGTCAGGATTTGCATCAGGCAAATTTCGCTTCCGTATTAGCCTTGGCTCCAAGACTGGATCTGCTGCTTGCCTCTCCGTGCTGTCAGGGCCACAGCAAGGCCCGTGGCAAAGCCAACGGCAATCCACAGCACGACGCTAGCCGCTCAACGGCGTGGGCAGTTCCTGCGGCGGCGGAGGTGCTTAAGCCTCAACAAATCATCGTTGAAAATGTGCCGGAGTTCCTGCAATGGGCATTGTTCCCGGCGTGGGAACACGCAATGCAGACATTGGGCTATTCACTTGCGTCACACATCGTTGACTGTGCTGATCTGGGTGTACCGCAGAACCGCGTCCGCATGTTCATCGTCTGCACCAAGAGCAAGAACCCGCTGATGTTGAAACTGCCAAAGCTTCCTCATGTCTCGGCTGAGTCGTTCATCGATTTCGACTCTGGCCGCTGGTCCATGGTCAACAAACCAGGTCGCGCATCGGCCACACTCGACCGGGTAGCAAATGGACGAGCCCAATTCGGCGATCGGTTCCTGATGTCGTATTACGGCAACACCAAATCAGGGCGCTCCCTGCAGCGTCCGATCGGCACAATCACGACGCGTGATCGCTGGGCAGTAGTTGACGGCGACCGCATGCGTATTCTGACCAAGGAAGAGAACATGCTGGCCATGTCATTCCCTGCCGACTACATCAAGCCGCCATCGCACAAGCTAACCGTTCACATGGCCGGTAACGCGGTACCGCCCGAGGCGATGTATCAGATGGTTAAAGCACTGAAGGAGCAAGCGTGATGGCTAAGCGTGGACAACTTACCCCAGCAATTCAACAGAGGGCAAAAGAATTGCTGAGCATTGATCTAACCCAGAAGGAACTGCGCCTGATGCCATTCGTGCAGCATAGTGCGATGAATGAAGGCTTTATCGACCGGCAGCGGATTAACTCAGCAGAGCTGGAAATCCTCGGTGACTGGGAGTTTTTGGGCTTTGGTGACTTCATCGGAAATCTGTCCATTACCAAAGCCTTCTGGGATGCCATGAGTGAACTCGTTTGGCTGGGTTATGTCGATTATCAAAATCAGCAGGAGGCCCAGCATGGCTAAGTCAATCAGCAAGTGCCAGGTTATCCATGCTCAACGCTGCCAGCGTCGCGGAGCGCGGGGAAAGTACAAGCATATGCCGAGCCGCCGACTAATCCGCAATGCTATCGCAGAAAAAATCATTAATGAGATTCTGCGCGAAGAGCGCAATCGGGCTGAAGCCCAGGAGAAAGCATCATGAGCAAGACACTGAATTTTTATGGCGCCAGCGATGACCTTTTTGAAGTTGAAGGTGCGATACGTGAAGAGATCGGCTGCTTTAACGAGCTGGGGATCTATCACCTGAAATCAGCCGAAGGGGAAGTATTGGTTACCGCCAGTTATACCGATGAGGGGTGCTGGGCAATTGGTCTTGGACAGGTTGAAGAAGGCGTACCTGTTCCAGCTTGGCCGGTTTCATTCTCTATGCATGACCGCGGTTACAGCGTCCAGCTGACTATGGAAGTGCCGGACGATACGCAACTGGTTATGGCCAATGAGGATGACGAGTGATGGACAATAAGCAGAGCGAACTGAGAATGTACTCGCAAGAGTACGTATCCGCCCTGCTGGCAGACAACGAGGCGTTAAAAATCCGCGTGGGGCAGCAGCAATCAGTAGCAGCCAACAACCTGGATATGTTCCGCAAGGCTGATGCGCGTTCCGAATCCCTGCTGGCAGAGCTGGAACAAGCAAATAAACGTGCTGAAGTAGAGAGCGTTGGCGCGGATAAGTCCGCAGCTGATTGCGTTCAATGGATGAGGCGCACCGAGGCAGCCGAAAAGCGCATTGCCGAGCTGGAAGGAGACAAGCGCCAATTGAATGAAATCATCAACACCGAAGCTAATCGCGCTGACGCAGCAGAAAAGCAGCTGGTGTACTCAAGAGACGCCATGGCTACGTGGGAGCGCAAGGCAATCAGTAACTTTGAAGAGTGCGCGAAGATGAGCCAGTGCATTGAAGAATTGGAAAAGCGGCTGGCTACGCCGGTGCGGTTGCCTGAACCTGATGTCAACAATTATGGCTACGAGTCCATAGGCTATCGTGCGGTATTGAGCGCGCTAAGTGATGCTGGCGTTACTTTCACCGTAGAGGGGGATGAGTAGATGGCAAGGCTAATAACAATCAAGACCGCAGAAAATGATTTTGAACAGGACGTATTCACGCACCTACCGAGTGCCGAAGGCCAAAGCGATTACGCCACGTTGTGTGGGTTGGCGCTTGACGGCGATGAGGATAGCGGGGCTGAGGTTCCCACCCCTTCCGGTGGCCGCGTAACTTGTACCACGTGCTACTCAATGTGGCTGCTGTGTCGAACTTTCAGCGCCAAGAATTTTTAGGGGGACAGATGGCAAAGCTAACCAAAAAAGAGCAGGCGTGGCTGGACGAGTTGCAGGAGGTGCTGAACCGTTGCCCGTCGAAAAACCTCGGCTTCTATACCATCGGCGACCCGTGCGTATACGTCTATGATCGCAGGAAAGACCAGCAGATTGACAGTTATATGGATCGCCATAATCGAGATTTTTGCCATGCCGTTAGAGAGTTTGATGCAGAGTTCTGCGACCTGTACTTTCCGGCAGCCGTTCACTCAACAGCAGGTTAAGGGGGAAGCATGACAAAGACACTAACGACTGGCGAGCTGCGCCAAATCGTGGATAGCCATGAAAAAGGCTACGGCATGAGCGTCCCGATTAATTATGGGTATCTTGCGGCCCGAGAACTACTGGCTAACCGGGAGGCGCAGCCGGTGGCATTGGTTGACCGCCGTTCAGCTGCAAGAGGTAGCATCTGTTGGCAAGGAGGTGGCAAAGACCTGCCGCATGGAACCGAACTGTTCACCGCCCCGCCAGCACCATCCGATGCACAGCCGGTCGCATGGTTGGCGATTTATCATGGAGAGGTATACGACGAAGCAATCAGCATTACACGGTCAGTTGTAGAAGCTCAAGCCGACAGGTTTGGTTGGGAGTCGGCGTTGACGGAAATTATCCCGCTCTATCGCCACGCCCCGCCAGCGCCAGCTGTAAACCCAGAGTTTACAGGTGCGCCAGCAGTGCCGGATGAACAAACAGTAATCGAAAAATTTAAGCAGTGGTGGTCCAGTAAGGAACGAGGCTTCACCATTATTAACGCAGATCTTCAGAAAGAATTGCAATGGGAAGCTTGGCAGGACTGCTGCGCCGCAATGCTGGCTCAACCTGTAAGCCAGGGTTACAGGTTGGTGCCGATTGAGCCGACGGATGAGCAGCTAAGAGCTATGCTCGCCGTCATCTGGCCCGCGACATACCGCGAACATTTGCGCCACCCCGACAATGGGCCGGTGAGTATCGCCAGAGCTGAAGAAGAGATCAAGCAGGCGAAAGAACAGTATGCAGCCGCGTTGGCAGCAGCACCGGAGGGCGGCAATGGCTAAGACAGATGCTGAGCGTAAAGCGTCCCAGCGGGCGCGACAGCGCAAAGGCGGGATCGTGATTCGTGAGTTGCAGTTAGAGCCAGAAGAAGAATTGATGGCACAGGCGCTTTTGTCAGGTCTGCGCCCTGGTAGGGAGCCGTACGAATTCAGTGAGGTTATCGGTTTGCTAATCCGGCGGTGCCATGCCGAGTACCAGCAGACTCTAGCCCACCAGCAGAAGCGAACATGTAAGAAATGCGGCGATAAATTGCCGGTTAACGAGTGCCCTTGCGTAGGTGAGTCAGCGTGCTGGCTTACCCTGGGTTGGCACGAAACGAAATTAACAGTGTGA